GGCAGAAATTGGATAGTTATTTCCAAAATCACTTCGCCCCATGGGCCAAGCAAGAGATTGGAAAGGTACAACGGCAGAGCAAGCAGCAAGAACAAGCGGTGCGCCAGTCGCAAGCCGTCGTCAACAATGCTACGCGGGCGATTGCCCCCGTTGGCCGTGCTGCCGCCGACACGCCTCCCAAGCAAGCCGCGCCTACTAATGTTCGGAACGCGATTGACCGATTGGTCAACCGTCCATTGCCGAGCGGTTTCTAACATAATCAGTCAAGGGGTATCCGGTGGCTCAGAATACGACGTACATTACCGAAACCGAACTGACGGGTGATCTGAAGAATCTGTATACAGACATCCGTCAGGAACTGGTTCCGATCATCACGCCGCTGGTGGCGTCGATGCAGAAGATTGGCCCGTCTGGCGGTGGTCGCGTCCAGTGGGGCGGCAACAACCTGTATTTCGACACGGTCGTGAATCCTGAGGTAAACTGGTCGTTTAGCACGACTGGTCAGCTTCCGTATTCGACCGACGCGCAGGAAGTGCAGGGCAATGTTGGCATCTCGCGGTTCTATGTGACCCGTCAGTTTGACAACCTTGCCATTGTGGGTACGCAGTCCAAGCAGGCCGCGTTTGTGTCGCTCCGCGAGAAGATTACTCGCGCTTTTGCACAGGCGTTGCAGCTGGGCATGGAAGAAGCGTTGCAGGGCAACGGCACGGGCGTCCGTGCGGTCATTGCGACTGCGTCGACCACCGTCAGCATTGTGGTCAATGCCCCGTACGGCATTTCGGGCGCAGGCCCAGGCGGCTTGTGGGTGCAGCCCAATATGTACGTTGCGGTCTATGATGCAACGGGCGTGACCAACCGTGGCACCGCGAAGATTTCGGCGGTGTCCAACGTGTTGACCACGGCGACGGGTGTGGCGACCGTGACGCTGGCGACGGGTATTGCCAGCATGGTGGCCACCGACATCCTCGTCCAAGCGAACTTGTCGGGCGATGCGCTGAACGCCTATTGCAACGGGCTGGTGAACATCACCAACCGCGGCTCGGCGTACACCACGCTGCACGCCATTAGCGCGGCGACCTACAGCCGCTGGGATGCGCTCAAGTTTACCGCTGGCACGCAGGTTGGCACCACACCGCAGGAAATGGACATCTGGTCGCTGGCGACCTTGCTGTTCACGCGCTCCGGTTTCAATGCCACGCTGAACCCGAAGGAGTATATGATTGTTACGACCTTCGGCGTGGGCAAGCAGCTGATTCAGAGCGTCCTCGGCCAGCGCACGATGCCGACTACCCCTGGCGGCAAGATTGGCCTGCCGGGTGGATATGAGGTCGATACGATCCTTGGAATTCCGCTGGTTATGGATCCGTATTGCCCGCTTGGCACCGTGTACCTGCTGCACCTGCCGTCGCTCCAGTGGGTAGACGCGATGGATTGGTCGCCGGTGCAATACGAGAACTCGGGTGCGGTTCGCTTTGTGGATGGCGCGGACGCGTTCAATACCTCGTACAAGCAGTATTTCAACGTGATGACCCGTCAGCGCAATGCACTGGCGTCCATCACGGGCTACACGGACACGCAGGGCTTCAACTGGGTTGTCTAGTGATTGATAGGGAGGGGGTTAGACTTCTCTAGCCCTCTCCTTTCCAATCCCCATCATATCTATGGAGACTTAGACAATGCCCAATGGACTTGCCCCATGGCCGTATAACTTTGAGCCTGTCCCGCCGAACACCCAGCAGACAAACTTCCAGACGCTGCACGCCTCGTTGGGTGGCACTGGACAGACGTTTACGGGGACGGCAACTACTGCCGTATATGTGTCCATCCCGCGCAGCCGCACGTTTTATGTGATGGCGGCAAACATTCAGGGTGGCACTGCGGCGGCTGGCTCAGGTGCGATTACTGCCCAGTTGATTCGCTACAACAGCGTGGCTGCCGCCGATGTGGCGCTGACCGCTGCGTATGACCTCACCACCGCGATTGCGGCGGCGGGGACGAACGTCAACGTGCCGATTACGGCAACGGACAGCAATGCGGTCTGCGTGCCAGGCGATACGTTGCGGTGGGCTGTGGTTGCCGCCGGAACTATTACCACGCAGCCCAAGGTCGCCGCGTCGGTTGAAGCGTCGGTGATGTCGTAAGATGGCGAACGCCTCGTTGCTGGTTTCGCTACGGGGCGACCCCGTGCCACCACAGTCCGTGGTGGCGCGGCTTCGCGCCTTGACGGGGGATAAAGTCAAGATTGAATGGGTGGCAGGCGCTCATGTCCCGTATTGGGGCTATAAGAAGCGGTGGGATGAGGGCGATCCGCGCTGGCAGAATGTCCGGTCGGGACAAATGGCGGCGGACAGTGCGTATGATTTGGAAATGATGTTCCCGCAGGATTGTTCCGTGCAAGACCTTGCCGCGTATGTGGAATCGCGGTATTCGGAGACTCGCCATCGGTCGTCATCCCCCAGTCAGGATGCGGAGAAGATGGTTGAGGATGCCAAGCGTCGCATGGAGCAAGCGCGGGAATCGCAGGTAATGACGGCTACCACCAATAGCCTTGAACGTCACGAACGGGAAAGCCGTCATGCGTTGCGAGTGCGGGCAGGGGCAGAACGCGCTCATCCGATGGTCAAGGGAGGGTTTGGATCGTGAGTATGACGCGAGGACAGTTGGTCACGATGGCGCGAGAGGTCGCTGATGCCGTTGGCTCCCCGCGCTGGTCGGACAGCACGATTCAGTCGTGGTTGGGCTTGGCCCAGTGGCAGGAATTGGGCAACCTGCTTAATGCCAACCGCCAGTATTACATGAACGTGGTTAAGCCGTATATGGATACCGATGGGCGGTTTGCAATGTCGGACTTGACCACGGGGACGGGCGACGACACGAAGAACTTTTATCGGGTGCTGACGATGAGTCAGCCCAACACCTCCGCCGCCACGGCGCAGGTCTATTACCGCAAAGTCAACTACGAAGAATACCCCAATCCGCAGCCCTCGACCTCGCTTCCGTATGTGTGGTACGACTACGGGGACAAGATTCAGATTCTGCCGGCCGTTGGCGGGTTGCAGATGAACGTGGTGTGCAACTACCGCCCGGCGCGAGTCGATCAGTTGGTGTCGGATTCGTCCGTCGTTCCATTTCCTGACGGCTATGAATCGCTCCTCGCGTTGATGGCGGGAGCGCGGATGCTGGACAAGGGCGGGGCCGAAGCCAATGCGGCGGCGGTGCTGCGTGGGGAAGCCGAGCAGATTCGGGAGCAAATGCTGATGGACCTGGGTCGTCGCTCGACGATGCCCATTATTGCCCGTGCCTTTGACGATCCGCTTGGTTGGGGATCCGCGATGGCGGGCTAGTGGCACCACGTCCAGTCGTACAAGACCGCAATACGCGGTTTGACGGGGGGCTGAACATTTCAGCCGACCCCTCCCAGTTGGCTCCCAATCAAGTGCGGCGAGCGGAAAATTGCCGCCTCACCGTGTTTGGGGGCATCATTAAACGGTTTGGCAGTCGCAAACTGCACGCGACCGCTTTGCAAACGGGGTCGGTCGTGCGTGCAGGGTTTGCATGGATCAAAGATGACGGCACGCAACAGTTGCTGGCCGTTGCCGCTGGCAAGTTACACACCGCGACCTACAGTTCGACGGTGACATGGGTGACGGTCAGTTCCACCGTCACCATGACTACCTCGGCGTACCCAAGCTTTGTGTCGTTTCGGGATGCCAGCGCAGCCGTGGTGTATATCGCGGACGGCGGCAAGTTGATGAAGTGGAATGGCTCAACGCTGACGCGGATTGCCACTAGCCCCAACGTGACGTCGATTTGGTTGTATAACCAACGATTGTATGGGGTTACGGGGAGTGATGTTACCCTGCTTGTGTCGGGCATCAACAACGGCGATGATCTTGGGGATGCCAGTTTGGATGGCGCACAGTTCCCCATTATCACGTTTGGGGAGTCCTCGTTGGTCAATGGCGTGGCGTTAGGCGTCATGAATCTGTTGTTCCACAAGAACGGCATCAGTAAGTTTGTGGGCGTCACGCAAGACGATATTGCCATTCGGGCTGGCACCTTGGGTTTGTCGCCCGATGTCGGCACGATTCAGCCCAAAAGCTTGCTGGCAACGGAAACGGAAGCTTATTTCCTGTCTGATCGCGGGTTTTATGCGGCCAATGCGTATGGCGTTCGCCGCATTAGCACCACGTTGGACCCCGACATTCTCAGCTTGTTCACCAACGCCAACAATTTGTGCGTGGTGCATAATCGCGCTTACCGCGAGGTCGCGTGGTATTTGCCAGATGTCGGGTTTTACGTCTACAATTATCAAGCGCAAGCCTGGGTTGGGCCGTGGAACAATGGCTATGTATCCCCAGTAACGCATTGCGCGTGGCAGGCCGTCGATACGGCAAGCAATAAGCCGATTGTGTTGGTGGGTGATTCGACGGGGTATGTCAAGCAAATGGACTATCCCAATACCTACAAAGACAATGTGGCGTCGAACGGATCGGGCGGCACGGCGGTCACGATGACCGCCCAGTTGCGCCGGCTCTTTTTCGGTAACCCCGCCACCACCAAAGCGTTGCGGTTCTTGTATGCCCTGACCAATCTCGGCGGGGCCACAAATACGGCGGTGGCATGGTCGACGCAAACCTATAGCGGACAGACCAATCTTCCCCTGACTTCGGCCGGCGTATGGAACGCCTCGGGGGCCACATGGAACAATGGGGCTGTCTGGGGCGCATCAGGTAGTGATATGTTTCGGGTGCAGGCGGCGGGCAATGGTGAGTTTGTGGACATCTCGTTTACGGATTCCAGCACCAATGCTGTCCCCCTGTTATCCGCGATGACGGCAGAAGCGTTCGACTACGGTCAAGCGCACTCCTTCAACTAGAGACACACGGATGACAACGGGACTTGTCGGACAACATCAGCTCGCACCTTTCGCGTCACCGCAGCCTGGGCAACCGCTGGATGCCACGGTGGTCTTGGGGAATGACAATAGCACGGTCAACACCTACGACGCGCACGATAACGACAGCACGATTCACTTTCAATCGTCGGCATTAGCGGATCGTCCACCAGCCAGCACACTGGGGCAGAAATGGTTGACGACCGATGCCAACGCACGTTTTATCTATTACGACAATGGCTCGGCGTGGATCGAGGTCGATTACTTCCGTGATACTGGCGGCATTATCACGGGGGCCGTCACCATCTCCGATACCACCGAAAGCACTAGTACCACCACCGGCGCACTGATTGTGAGTGGGGGTGTGGGGATTGCCAAGAATGTGTTTATTGGCGGGACGCTTGGCGTGACGGGCGTGGCGACCTTTACGGCCAAGCCGATTGTGTCGACGTTGACCGCCTCGCTTCCCGTGTTTAGCGACG